ATTAGATTTAGCATAAGGGAAAAGAAAATTAGTATTTTGGACTAGTCGAATATCTGGCATTTTAACCTACTCTGCCTGTTAGATAAGGACCTTGCCCACCAGCGAATGTTGGCGCGACCCAGGTTCCAGTACCGGCGGATACAGCACCTATGGCAACAGCGTAATGATAACCCTCCGCTGGAGCGATAAAAAACATGGTCGAATAGCACATTTGTGGGTTACCAGCGGGCGCGGTAAGCGTTATATCCGGGGCTGTGCTCGAATTTGTAGCGTCTAGTCCAATGCCAGTTCCAAGTGCTCCTGTCGTGCTGAGCCACATAGCACCGGAAGAATTTACCTGAATCGTTTCACCGCTAAAATTTACCCATTCAACTCGATGACCCGATCCTAGTTCAACCCAGGTTGTGGATGCGGTAGTCGTATTGCTTAAAACGGAACCTTGCAAAGCGGCTATATTTCGATTGAACCAAGAGCGAACAAATCGCTGACTTGCACTATCGACAAATTTTCCCGGAGTCGGACCAATGGTGCGGATAAGACCAATCAGCGTACGTGTCGAATCAGGTACACCAGCAGCAGAGGCACGAACTTCAACACCTTCATTTCCGGTAGTCGTATCAGTCATATGACCGACACCATCGGTACGGAAATCAGCGGTTATTGTTCCCGCATTGTTGAATGCGTAAACAAAATAGGTTGTGTTGATCGCAAGGCTCGTTCCAGAGATGCCATTAACATACGCAGCAGTATTCGTGAGACCCGCAATTCCAGCATTTGGAATTTGTAATTGTGTACCATTGATTTGAATCATTTTGCCATTGTAAGGAGTAAACTTAAGTGCCGTCGCACTAGAATAAGAAAGTATTCCGCCAACTGGAGGATCAGTAGTCCCGCCTGGCGGTGCTATCCACGTACCATCCGCGCGCAAAAAATTCGTCGTACCGCCTCCCGAGGAAGGAACAAGACCTTTCAATGCGCTCGTAAAAAGATTGAGCAATGATGTGATCGTTGTGGCCGAGCCGCCAATTGCGATGATATTTGTCGCGCTACCAGCGCTGTTTCCTTTGCCATAATAGAGCGTATCGTCCTGCTCGTTATACGCAAGCTCAGCGGCAGCTAGCGAAGGAGGAGCGCCTGCTGCTCCACCTGCTGCTCGACGTTTAATTCTGATAGTATCAACCATTAGAATGTCCCACCATCTATTGTGATACCATCAATCGTCCCACCAGTAATCGCTACAGCACTAGCATTTTGCGTAGACATAGTTCCAAGGCCAGTTATATCTGTATTTGGAATAGTTGCCGAAGCAGTGAACGCGCCTGTACCATTACCCATAAGATGGCCAGTTAATGTCGTCGCGCCAGTACCACCATAAGGAACGGTAACCGCACTTCCGTGCCAAGTGCCAGTAGCAATTGTACCGAGCGTCGTAATCGAAGTTTGACCAACGTAGGTCGAATCAATAGTGATACCCGTTCCACCAACCGTAATAAATCCAGCAAGCCCGACGGCGCTAATAATGTTCCCAGCAATACTGATACCATTACCAGGGGTGTAACTGGTCGCTGAATTAAGCTGAGTGAATGGAATTGCGGTCGTACCGACTGTAACTGGCGTCGAAGGATTTGCTAACCACAAAGTGTTTGGGTTTACCGTACCACCAGCGCCGACAGGAACGAAAGCCCCGCTATATTCGCCCGTCGTATCCATGTCGACATGACGAGTAAGAATATATGGCGCTGAACCTGATCCAGTTTGGGTAACGGTATAAAGACCGTTGTTCGCTGCGGCTGCTTCGTTCTTAACAAGAATAACGTTACCAACAGCAACGGCAACGCCATCGACCGAAAGCGCCGCATTCGCCGTCGCCGTAAGTGTTGCCCCTAGTCCGGCAGTACCATTCGCGTAAGTATTAGCCGGAAGCGCGGCGGCGGTCGCGAGCCTCGCTGTCGGTTTAACTTGCATTCCCTGAATAGTAGCGTCAACATAATTCTTTGTTGCTGCATCTTGCGGACTAGAAGGATCGAGCAGGCCTGTTATGCGATGACTATTCCATGCGACATCAATATTTGGCGGCTGGAATTGATCAAGTCGTGTAGCAAGAACATAAGCTGTTGTCGCTAACTGAGTAGTATTAACGCCGTTCGCTGCTGTTGGCGCGGTAGGCGTTCCGGTTAACGCGGGCGAAGCTAACGGAGCCGCGCCCAGGTCCGTCATTAATTGTGCCGCTGTAACGTCAATTGGAGTAGCGGTCGCGCCAGTATTGTTACCTTTATAGGTATGCGCCGCCATTTGCCCCAAGCTAGCATTTACGATGCCGTTGGTGCTAATACCGATAGTTACCGCGCCGGTACCACCGCCAGATAGACCATTCTGAACTGTGATATTTGTAACGCCAGAAGATACCGCCGCGACTGCTGATTGAACGAATGCGGTTGTTGCGATCTTAGTTGTACTATCGGTTCCTGGCGTTACTGTCGGAGCTGTTGGGGTTCCAGTTAATGCTGGACTAGCTAAAGGCGCGCGCGAAGTATCTGTTGGATGAACGTGATCGGTTCGAGCGAGTAACGTCGCTGTACCTGGCGCTGCGGTACCATCCATTATTGGATTTGAGTTTGAAGCTAAACCTGGTCCACCAATAGCTACAATAACAGATGCCGATCCTCCAGCGCCACCAGTACCTTCTCCATAATAAAGCGTATGATCAAGTTCATTATAAGCAAGCTCAGCATTCGCCAATGATGCTGGAGCACCAGGAGCGCCAGAAACCCGTCGCTTTATTCGAATAATGTCAGCCATTAGAAATTTCCCCCATCGAGGGTATCACCAGTTATCGCCAAAGCGCGATGCCAAGCCAAGCTTTGTCTACCATACATAAGTCCGTCATTTGGACCTTCAGGAACCGTTCCGGCTCCGCCACCGCTAGAAGTCAAATAGCCGTCCGTATCAACGAACAATGGCGACTTTGCAAGTAAGCCGAGCGGACTAACTGTCTTTGGACCAACATCAGGAACTGGATTATCAATAGCGAGGGAAACTGCTCCCATGATAGCAATTGGATTTTGTACAGCCATCGACATGTTACCACTATTATCAATCGACATCGGTGACGATGCCGACATCGCCGGTGGTCCCGATGTCGCTGGTGGTCCGCTACTGGTACCGCCTTGATCATTACAATTTCTAATCCTTATCGGTACTGTCGACCAACACCCGCCATTATCAACCCAAATCTTCATCCCGCTAAAACCGATATGAACGTGATTTTGATCGCAACGCGTATCGTGTGACGGGTCTTTATGATAAGTCTGCGAGATATCCGGTGTTATGTTCGCATAGCCATCATTATGTCGCGTAAAGATTGCCTTGTTATCAAATTGCTTATAGATTTTGCTATCTTGTTTATGAAGCGTCTTTTGTCCAGTAGGCTTACTCAATCCTTGACTTCCGTCACTGTTGCTCGCACCACCGCTACCACCTCCACCATTACCGGCTCGAGGATCGACAATAAACTCTTCAACATCAAACTCAACGCCAGAAGGCGAAGGGATAACAATTCGACCATCAGCACGCCTAATTGCTCCCCTCTTACGAAGATGTTCAGAAATAGGAGCAAATCGTGACGCTGCTCCTCCACCACTACTCTGTTGACTTTGGCCATTTTGATTATCAACGAGTGCAAACTTCAAAAGCTTCTCAGTATTACCAGTCATAAACATTCCGGTATCAGTATTCAAGAATTGCTGACCCCATTCCTTAAGGCCAAACATCGCCGTCGCACCCTTAGCAGCATCCTTAGCCAAATTGATTAAACGATGCCGACGATCATCCATCATCGCCATTATCGGAAAATTTCTATTGCCTCCCATGAAACTCATAAAGCCTTCAGCACACTGTTGTATCAAACCAGGATTACCACTTTTCCTTGCATCATTTACAACAGAGGTGAAACCATAATTTTGCGGAGATTCACACGTCGGCCAACTCTCTCCTTTCATACCCTGAGAGTTAGTTGACTCTTGCATTAAATGTTCATCTGCGATAGTATCCACGAGTGTGCGAGCACCTCCAGAAGTATAACCTCTGAAGTTGATATCGTATGGTGTCGAGCGATGCATATTAAGAAGGCGTGATAGTGGTCTCGATAATTTCAGATTGTGTAATTATGCTCGGATCGACCATAGCATCAGTTTGAGCGGTTGGTGCATCACCATATCCAGTCATCTTTAGTCGCCATGTTGGTACTAAGTCCAAAGTTGTTTGTGTACCAGATTGTCGATCTTGGGTATAGGTTACGGAGCGCGCTCCCAATGGTTTGCGTATCGGCCCCATCGGTGAATCAAGAACATAAACCTGACCTGCTTTCCATATGTTTCCAGTCCGTGGATTAAACCAACCATTGACTTTAACCGTTGCGTTAATATCTTCACCTTCATTCCACATTTGCTCATGATCTGCCCGCCATTGAACTTCGTCTAAATCCTTAACCGGATGTTCCACTGGGACATAAAGCGGACTAAATCTACCAAGACTACCCGGAGCCTTTCGTTCCTGTTGAGCGGCATCGCTCATATTCGATTGATCTGTTGCTGTCTTCTGCGCTCCAGCATAAAACATATCTCGCGCCGCGTGATCAGTGAATACGATCTGCGCACTTAGGATATTAAATCCTTCAACTAAATCTCCAGAGATTGGCGGATGATGCTTTCCAATCAAAAGCCAATTTCCGTCTGACGTTGAACCAATCATAACATTGCGCATTCTAGATAACCGCTCTATAAATGAAAATCTTGACTCTCCTGGATTAGCTTGAACGGGAGGATCAAATGGCTTACCAGGAATATCACCAATCGTCTCAAGCTTAACTCCAGTAGGCGCCAATAATTTCTCGGTAATTGAGACTAAACTTCCGCCAAATGTTAGACCATCGATAGAAGGAACGATACTCGCTCGCGCGGCATACCATGATACTCCGACTCCTTGTAAACTAACTCCGTGATTATTAGCGTCATAAGCAACTTGGCGAACTAAAATAACTCCACTCACCGCCTTACTTGATACGACCAACGGAATATTAGCAAGCCAAATCTCAACTGTATCTCGTGGTAAAAACTGTATCTTCGACCAAAGATTTGGAATATTTTCACGCTCAGCTGATGTGAAACGAAACTCTGGATTTGGATCCTCCCATTGATCTCGTATCCAAACCGTTTCCCAATCCGAAAAATATATTCCTCTGACAATGAGCGTAGCAATCTCATCTTTTTTCGCGCCATAAGTGTTCGGCTGCGAGAAATATCTAAAGTCAAATGCCATTAACTTGATAATCCGTGACCAACCAAAGGACAAAATGCCGGATGAACTATTTTATTTTCCGCTCGAACCTCATCCGCTCGACTAGCGTCAGAATAAAGCTTATAAGCAATCGTCAAAGTTGGCAAGTTATCATAAAAGCTATAATCAAGCATTCGTGGAAGTGGTAGCGCGGTTTGAGCTAAATGAAAAGCTAATGCGGCATGTAAAGCAATAAGAGCTTGAAATGCCGCTTGATCCATATCGTCAGCGGCCAACTCTTGCATAGGATCGAAAGCATTATTCATAACCTGCTGTATTGCAGATACATCTTCACGACTAACAAAAGTCATATCGGCTATGATACGACATTCTGTTGCCAAAATAAATTCGATCATAGCATTTTGAACCAAGATAGCCCCAAGCAGCGTAGGAGTTAACGCAACAGCCGTTTCACGCACGCTTTCAAATTGTGGAACAATCATTCCAGTTAAACGTGCCAGATCAAATATGTTATCGATAGGCGGACCCCAAGTATCATCGGTCAAAAGAGTTTCAGCATTCGCAATAAAATCTCCAACCGCAGTTCTTAAATCCGATCCGGGTCGTCCGCGCGTCGGGGCTAATACCAATAATTGATTGAGCACAGTCTGACAAACTGGGACTGATGCTTTGACGTCAGGATTTTCCATAACTACGTCTGCATTTTCATCTTGATACTTGATGCCGGAGTTGGTTGTGCTATGGATGCGAGTACAGTATTACGAAGCGCCTGTGATTGCTGTAAAAGATTTTGATACGTTGATGGCGTCGGATTAAACGGCGGTACACCTAGTTCCACGAATGACATATCAAATACACAATAGCCTCCAAGCCTCTCTTCCTCAGTTAGACGATAACGAGAACAAACTACAACTATTGGATCTTGTAACGGTAATTGTAACGAACCCGGAATACCAGTCTCAAGGCGAGCTTGTAACGCATCACGCGCCAAAGTGTAATCTCGCTGATAAAGCGGTACATTAGTATCAGAAGGATATTGAATTATATATCCACGAACATTGAATTCGATTGCTCTGCGACCCATATCCTCACTGTATGGTAATTCCTTCTTGGGGAATTCATGAGTTACAATTCGACGGCCATTCTCGCGGCTACCTGATTCACAATGAAACATAAATGTATCAAAATGCGCCGGCATAAGCCTTTGACGCCATGGACTAGGTAAATCCCTTATGGTAGAAATAGGCATTTAACCTGGTCCTGCTCCTGGTCCCTCGCCTCCGGTCATTTCCTTTGGATTTGCTGGACCGTGATCTGCTTCTTGCATTTGTGTATGGCGATGCCATTTGACCGCCTTAAATGGACCTTTCTGCTCTACGCTTTCTTGGCCTTTTGACTTCACAGTAACGTCGATCTTCCCTGTACCGAGAAGACGACGACGCATAAGCCCACCCGCACCCGCTCGATCTATCATGCTTCTATCAGGCTCCTCTTCATCTCGCGCTCTAAATATATTGCGCGCTCTCCGCGCGCGCGCGCCAAAATCTCCACCACGCATCTGCCATTCAGTTTCTGGTCCAGCCGGCTCCTCTTCATCTCGCGCTCTAAATATATTGCGCGCTCTCCGCGCGCGCGCGCCAAAATCTCCACCACGCATCTGCCATTCAGTTTCTGGTCCAGCTAGCTTTCCCTGCCATCCAGGCATATGAGAAAGCGCGCGTGAACGTCGATTATCCCGTTCTTCATCTGTCTCAAGTTGTCGTGTTGGTGCTAAAAGATTGCGTCCAGAAAAATCGAGCGCGGGTTCAATTGGCCGAGTGCGAAGCATCTCAATTTTTGGTCCACCGGTCACTCCCACATCTGACGGACCAGCAACTCTTGTTGGTTGCTGTCCGGGCGGTTGATAACCCGGCTCGCCTGCAAGCGGCGGAAGAAATCGCCGCGGATCATAAGAAGCGGCATAACTCCCACCTGGCGGCCTCACTTCATAATGAACATGCGACGGTGTCGATGCTGCATTGCCGCTGTTTCCGACGCGACCAATTTGATGACCCTGACCTAACACATCTCCAACTTTTAGATTGTAAAGCTTCGTTGGATCTTCGATCATGTGAGCGTATACGTGCATTCTACCTTGCGAATCAATCGTCTTAACGCCCCATCCGTAAAGTTTTCCAAGGTGACCAGATTGGAGAATCTTCTGGTCTGATGTCGTCGTTACAATTGGAGCGCCTCTATAGTTATTTCCGCCAATATCGATACCTTGATGCTTGCCAGTCGCGCTAGTTCGTGGATCTCCGAATTCAGAAATAGCAGGCGCGCCAGCAACCGGACTAATAAAGCCGGTGTCGGCACGCGGCATCTGATTCCCAGGAGCAACAGCGACATTCGGAGGAGCCTGTCGTCCAGGCGTATATAATCGTTCTGGGGCAAACGCCTCTCGTGGCAGCGCCGGTTGTTCTCGCGGAACAACCGGTGGCGTCATCAATGTTTGTGGTATTTCCGCTGAAGGCGGAGTGGTTGGCGCCTGACCAGGCTCCACTGGTCGTGTTTTCAGTTCGGTATATCTTGACGTGGGCGCTGTAGTGGGCGCTGTTGGTACAGGTCGATCCGCAACGGACGGTGCCGCTGCTCTTTTAGCCTCATACTGCTTCGCGCCTCCAGCTTGATACATGTCGAAACCAGTATCAAGTGTCTTCTGGGATAATGTATTTTTTCTGCCTTCTGCTTGAATGGTGGCTTGCGTATAACGTGTCATGAAATCTCTATTATTCAAATCCTCTGCTGTGATCACATGATTTGAATCGACTCCTGGAAGATTCAAAGAACCATTCCAATTTCCATAAACGTGATAGTGTCGAAGCTGTCCAAGGGTTTTCCCTAATCCATGCTTACGGGCAAATTCCATATTCGCCGCAGCGCCATGATCAGGAGAAGGAAACTGAGCAATAGGATGCCCACCGCCAATCCTCTGTGTTCCTGCTGGATTTGAACCATACTGAAGTGTTATTGGTGATGGGTACATTCCGCCTGGGTTATTGTATCTAACGACGGCTGGAACCCCACCACTAGCCCCAAAGCCCATCGGTCCCGAATAACCAGGCGTATAATCACCAGCGCCAATGACCGCACCAGCGCCAGCGCCAGCGCCAGCAGCTCCACTGTCGCGCGGTTGCCCAGTATACGTCGTTAGATCAGGTACTGGCGTGAAGCCACCGCCCACTGGAGGACCCAACGGCGCCGCTCCGGGTAATGTCGCAGGAACTGTTCCACCAGGAGCAGTAGGCGTTATCGGCGGACCACCAGGACCACCATGTGTACCCTGAGGATAAGGACCAGCAGGACGACCACCTGTAGTTGTACCACCTGTTGGTGGAGCGCCTGTTGGTGGAGCGCCTGTTGGTGGAGCGCCTGCTTCTGGAGGTAAACCTGTTGGTCCCATCGGCGGAACACCACCAACGCCACGACCAGCACCAAGACCAGGTGGCAATCCACCCATCTTAGTCGTTAATAAACCTAATTTATCAGTTGGCTGTTCTTCTCCAGAAAGCAACGCATTAGTACGTCTAATTTGTTCAATAAGTTTCTTTGTCTCATCATTTTGATTATTCATCAAATCACGGCGCTCGATATTCGTCGAATACTCGCCATGAAGTTGTTCCGCCCAATCTGCCGCTCCTTTCCAACTTTCAGGAGTCATACCGGGATACTCGCCGGTAAAACCAGCAACACCTTCCCCACTCATAAGCTTCTGCGGTTCTGTCGCTCCGCCACCATGAGTGCGACCACGAAAGTAATCTCGTAAATGACTCCATCCTCTCTCCCATATTGATGGCCCGCCTTGTTGTTCTGGATGCTCTAGTTGCTCTTTTAATTGTTGCTGACGTTTCTTTTCCCTAAACCATCTTTGCTGTTGACGAAAACCCTCTGGTCCCGGCTGAAGCGTTTCTCCTTCCATTGGACCGCCCCTCGGAAATTGCTGGCCTGGCTCTTTCGGCGCGATCCTTCGATTTTGTAAATCATCAGCCGTTAATTTAAGCAATGCTGCCATTGCCTTGAGCCCTTGGCCAAAAAGTGTATCTTCCATTATATTGATTTTTAGCATTCCGAAAATGCGATTAAAATTGTTGATAATATCGCCTTGTAATTTTACCACCTCTTTACTCGCGGCCACCTCACGCTCAGCGATTTGTTTTCTAATCTGGGACATTTGTTGTATTTGATTAGGAAACCTCTCAATAATCTCTTGTGGTCCAAAAAGCTTACCCAATCTTTCTCGCTCATATGCCGCTCGCTCTGGGCCAAGAGAAGTTGCAACAATTTCTGAATATTCATGAACAGCTCGTTTTATCAACAAAGCTTGTTCTTCAGGAATATGGGTTAAACGTAAATTTTCTTGCAATCTCTGAAAAATTTCTGCGCCACCAGGTAGGAAGGCAATACGCTTAGCCATCGCGGTAACAAATTCTAAACCCTGCCCCAAATTCTGCCGCATCTGAATTAATTCACGATTAACCGTCTCCGCGCTAATACCAGCAGTACGCGCAATCTCAATAAAATTTTGCACCGTCCCAGGATCAGTACCAGCACGCTTTGCTACCACATCGATCTTAAGCATCTCTTCGCCAAATTTCTTCAATTCATCATTAAGTGAGAAAATACCATGTCCAACCGCTTCAACCGCAACTCCAACAGCGCCAAAACTCGCCGCAAATTTAAGCCACGCTTCCGGTCCTCTAGCGACCGCATCAGCTACATGCTTTAATTGCTCTCCAAATTCTGACGTTTTTTGACGTAGACCTTCAATATCAGATTTAGCAGTAGCCAATTCTTTAATATTGCGTCGAATTAGATCGATCTGAGGCGAGGCCTCATCGACCAAAGTAACCCTTAAAGTGAGTTCTTCAAATTCGGGCATCGGATTACTGCAACGTCGGCAGCTCCATCTGTCGATCTAACGATACATTACCTTTGAACATCCCATCTCCATCAGCCTTTACTTCTGTACCTGCCGGCGCTTTTACATTAACATCAAGATTACCTTGTGGCTCGATATTATCAGAAAGGCTACGATCAAGAGTGCTACGATCAAGCATGGTACGATCAACACCAGGAAGATCAACATTTCTTTGAGAAGCAAGAGTGACTTCGTTAAGGCCCAAGTT